TTTTTAGTTGTTGGGCTGTTTGCAATTTCTTGGCTGTAATCGTGTTCCATTTTTTTTGTGGGTTGCTATATGCATATTATAAGCATAAGTATCAACAACTGTCAACAAGGTTTCATTACTTTTACATCAAATCCTTTTTCCTTCAACTCCTCAATCCTGTATTTTTGGATTTCACTAAGTCTTCCCTTCGGCCCTTTTACCTCAATAAACTTGACCTCATCTGGTTTTATACATATCAAATCAGGCAAACCAGCTTTGTTGCACATAATTAACTTGATAACTGTCCATCCTTCTTTCTCGTGCCTGTCGATCAGCTTCTTCTGATATTGTGCCTCTGTCATTTCTGTAATGCTTGATCGTGTAACTCTCCTTTAATTTAACAACATCAAAAACTTTTGGCTCGATTCCCTTCTCCGCAAAAATATAATGAATTTTATTTTTTCTATCCCTGCCAAGAAAACTTGCCCTTTCCCTGCCCTGCAAATAACTAAGTGCAGAATAATCAATACCATAAAAAATTAAATGATCTGCACTGCTTAAATTAACTCCTTCTCTACAACTCTTGACCTGACCGATAAAAACAGAATCGTTTACAGCATTAAAAATATCTGGATCATCTGTTGCCCTATATCCAAAAAAATCTCTTAACATTTTACCTTCAGCAATAAAGCAATATAAAATGGCAATCCTTCCACTGAAGTTATCTCTTATATATTCAATTTTGCTTTTATCAAATACAACCGCACCATGGTTCTCGGTGATCACATGGCCATTATAAATCTGACGTAACTTACTCATAACCTTTGCCCCTGTATCAGCCACGACTGATCTTCTGCCAGGTCTACCAATAACACCATCTTTGATTATCCTCAACGCCAATCTGTATGTTCTTCTGGACATCTTCACCATATGAACTTCTTCCTCAACTTCCTGAGTGAAACCAGCCTCCTTCTGGGTCATCTGCACTGTAAAAGGTTCAATATCCTTTAATATTCTGCTTTGCTTGGCATCTGAATAATCTTTAATAACAACACCAGTTCCAACTCTTTTTTCTTTTACATCTACATAGTCACTAGCCCATCTGTAAAAATTCTGATATTTACTCCACAGAAAAGGTGTCAACGACCATTGATGATAAAGCTGGCTGAAGCTTTCGGGGCTTGGTGTTCCACTCATCAAAATAATCCTGTTATATCTAAGCTGTAATATATTCTGGTATCGTTGAGATGGTTTTGGAAATGCACCCACACTATGAGCTTCATCAACGATGATCATATTCCAGCTTGTACCCTTGAAATTTTTTAACTGTTCAAAATTAGTAATGGATACTACCCTCTCAAGATTCATCTTCTCAACATCACTTTTTATACTTGGTATTGCCTTTTTCTTAGTGATCACCAACACTTTGTCTAATGCCATATTCTTTACAACAGATAATGCAACAAGTGTCTTACCTGTTCTACATTCACCACTTAAATATGCACATTTTTTGATCTGACAAAGCCTGGTTAACTTACTGCTTGCCACTTTTTGATATTTTCTTAATACTACCATTGACAGTGTTGTTTATATAGCTATTGTACTTAGGAACGCTATATATGCAATACCTATGCAACAGAAACCGAAAAAAGCAATTCAAATCTATTTAGAAGAAGAGCAAATCCAGTGGCTTGATGATAATAAAGGCCCAGAACTAAAACGTGGTGGTGTAATTAGAAACCTAATTCGAGAAAAAATGGAGCAGGCTGCATAACAATGGATATAAAAGAAGAACTGCTTGGCCTTCCCAAGCATTGGGGTTTTGTTGCCGTTCAAAATAAAAGACCCTACCAAAATGATTGGCAGAATAATCCACTTACACGCTCACAACTTTTTAAAGAAATATCTTCTAAAAAATCCACAGGTATAGGTGTATGTTGTGGAACTCCTTCAGGTGGTTTACTTTTCCTAGATCATGATGGGCCATCAGCAGCAAAGATTTTAGGTGAGTGGGGTTTTTCGCTTTCATCACTTCCTCCCTCATGGATGGTCACATCAGGTCGGGTCGGTAGATTTCAAATCATATACCAAGTTCCAGAAAAATATTGGTCAAAGATAAAGACACGCAAATTTCAGACAGGTGTAAAAGATGAAGATGGTTCTGTTGAACAAATAGAGTTGCGTTGGAATGGTACGCAATCCATAGTATCTGGTAAACATCCAAAGACTGACGGTTACAGATGGATGGAAAATCGTTCACCAAAAGACTTGGAAATTGCAGAGGCTCCACTTGCCATAATCGAAAAGATGATGGAACAGAAGAAAAAGACAACAACTCCACAGATACAAACCCTTAGTTCAGATACAGATAAGGCACGTTCACTTCTTCAATCAATTAATCCTAATCGGATTGATGATTATGATGCCTGGCTAAAGATAGGCATGGCTGCACATTCTGTCGGTGATAATTCATTACTGCACGATTGGGAACAGCTATCACAAAAAAACAGCAAATATCAATCAGGAGAATGTGAAAAGAAATGGCAATCATTTAAGTCATCTGGGGTTTCTTTAGGCACTCTTCAAAAGTTTGCATCAGAAGATGGTTGGACTCCACCACCACGATCCTTCCCCACTTCAATAAAACCAGCAGAAGAACCAACACCAGTTCCCCGTAAATTAGAACAGCTGACATCACAGGAACTAATAAACTTTTTACGCAATCTGAAACAGGAAATTCGATTCAATACTTTTTCTCATTCAATAGAAATGGATGGCAAAGTAATAAAAAATATTGAACTTTTTTATCTCACACTTGCAGAACTTGGTTATAAAGTACCGAAAGAAATGGCAATTGATTGCCTCCTTAAGGTAGCCCATGAAAATGAATATGACCCAGTGAAGCTTTATCTTGATCATTGCTACAACGAAATCCAACCAACATATATAGACAGACTTGCCTCAACATATCTTCGGCCACAAGATCAAAACCTGAAAGAATCAACCATATATGATGTGATGTTAAAACTTACATTAATAAACGCAGTGAGGAGAGTTTATATTCCAGGCTGCAAACATGATTCGGCAACTGTTCTTCAAGGTTCACAAGGTATCAAAAAATCATCATTCTGGCAGACATTATTCGGCCCCTTCTTCTCAGATGCTCTCGGTGATATTTCTTCCAAAGACGACCTTCTTGTCCTCCACCGTTCATGGGGTATGGAATGGTCAGAAATTGATGGAGTGACATCCAGAAAACACGCAGGGGTTGTGAAAGCATTTCTATCGAGGTCAACAGATCTTCTTAGAGTTCCATATGGTAAAGCTGTCGAAGAATGGCCAAGAAGAGGGATTATAGTCGGATCAACCAATAAAGAATCAGGTTTGTTAATAGATGACACAGGTAATCGAAGATTTCACATAATTCCCTGCACTATAAAATCAATCGACCTTGATTCCTTACAGCTTGAACGTGACTCCATCTGGTCGGCTGCCGTTCATGCCTTCAAAAATAAAGAATCACATTTTCTGTCCTTTGAACAGGAAAACCAAATTGAAAAAGAAAATCTCGGTTATATGGTTGATTCACCATGGCTTTCTGTAATAACTAAATATTTAAATGATCCAGCTAACGCTGTAAAAGATATAACAATTGAACTTTTATTAACTGAAGCGGTAGAGAAACCAATCGAAAGGCAAACAAAATCTGACATCATGACTGTCTCATCTATTCTCAAATCCTTACAATATGAACGTAAAAGAAAAAGATTGGAAGGAACACCTAAATGGGTGTGGTTCTTACCTGATCTCACCCCTGTTCTCACTACTGGGAACGCTCAAAACCTTTGAAATCACTATATTATATATATATGTTCTCTATGTTCTCTATGTTTTATATATATATATAATAATAGATAATATAGGTGGATATATAGGGTTAGGTAAGTCTTAAGCATTAGTGGGTACACTAGAGAACGTGAGAACAACCCCTAGTCTCAAATGAGTCTTATTTTGTTATTTTTTAATACTGAACTACTATGTCCTTATGACTTCAATTAATGATTTACAAAACGATCATAAAAACGCTCGCAAGCGTACTGATCGTTCCTCAAAACTTATTAAAGAATCACTACAAAAATTTGGTGCTGCAAGATCAATAGTGATTGATGAAAACAACAGAATACTTGCAGGGAATGGAACAATCGCTGGGGCAAAGGCAGCAGGGATTAAAAATCTTAAAGTCATAGAAACTGATGGCAATGAAATTATTGCCGTAAAAAGAACTGGTCTCTCAGAAGATGAAAAGGTTGGTCTTGCTCTTGCAGATAACAGAACCTCCGACCTTTCAGAATGGGATTTAAATATGCTGGAAGAATTAAGCCAAGAGCATGACCTAAACCCTTGGTTTGATAATGATGATTTAAAAGAACTACTTGGGGAGACAGAAGTATTACCAGCAGAGGGTTTGACAGATCCTGATGATGTTCCAGAAGTTCCAGAAGAACCTATAACAAAAGAAGGTGATTTATATATTCTTGGCAATCACAGGCTTTTATGCGGTGACTCTACAAATATTCAACACGTTGAAAAATTAATGGATGGCAACAAGGCTGATATGGTCTTTACTGATCCTCCTTATAACATAGATTATGGGAATATAAAACACCCAAAATTTAAAGTCAGAAATATTCAAAATGATAATATGAGTGCCTCGGATTTTAAAGATTTTTGTCATTCCTTTGTTTCTGTTATAAAGTCAACCTGTGATGGCTGTGTCTATGTATTTGGGCCGCCAGGGCCAGATGGTCGAATAATGTTTTCAGAACTTGATAATTTACTTCATTGTTCAACAACAATCATATGGAATAAACATGTTTTTACCTTAGGAAGAGGCAAATATCAAAACAAATATGAACCTTGCTGGTTTGGTTGGTCAAAGACAGGCGAAAAATTTATTGATGACAGAACCTTAACCAATGTTTGGGACTTTAAAAGACCTACTTCTAGCAAATTACATCCAACAATGAAACCTGTAGAATTGATTGAGTATGGTTTATGTCATTCTTCAAGTAAAAATGAAATTGTTTTAGATTTATTTGGAGGTTCTGGCACAACTTTGATCGCAGCAGAAAGAATACAAAGACAAGCACGACTTGTTGAACTTGATCCTAAATATTGCGATGTAATAGTAAAAAGGTGGGAGGATTTTACAGGTAAGAAAGCAAAACGTGTATCATCTAGTTAATGGGTAAAAAAGGATCAAAAGCTGAAACAATAATTAGGTCACAGAAGTTTGCTCGTATTATTGCAAATGGTGGCCGTAGATCCGACTGTGTTCGTTATGCAGCCGAGAACTGGGGGGTGGGTGAGAGAGCCTGTTGTAAGTATATAAACATAGCCAGAGAGGAGCTAAAGAAGGATTGGGATATGGAAAGACCCCAGATGGTGGCTGACCTTCTAGCGCAATGCAGCACCTTACAGATGGAAGCTAGAAAGGCTGGTCACTATCACATTGCCCTTGGTGCGATCAATACAGCAGCCAAACTTGCACAGATTGTTTCGTGAGCATTTTAGATACGGCAAGACCAGGAAATGTTTTATATCAAATCGGTGCTTATGATTTGCCGACAGCAAGTGAAGCTATTGAGCGTATAAATCAAGATTTACTTCCGCATCAATCAAAATTTTGTGATGACCTTGATCATAGGAAACTGGCTCTTGTCTGTGGTTTTGGTGCTGGTAAAACTCATGCTTTGATTTCAAAATCTTGCATACTGGCAGCACTCAATGTTGGTCATATTTCGGCAATCTTTGAACCGACTGCGCCAATGCTTCGAGATATTTTGCAGAGAACAATGAATGAACTATTGGATCAATGGCAGATTCCTTACACATTTAGAGCATCACCATTACCTGAATACAATTTGGAATTTGCAGAGGGAACTCATACAATTCTGCTTAGAACTATGCTCACATATCAACGATTACGAGGCCAAAACCTCTGTGCAGTTGGATTTGATGAGGCAGATACTGTTCCAAAACGAGATGCAGAACAGGCAATGAATATGGCACTGGCAAGACTTAGATCAGGTAATGTTCAGCAATTCTACGCAACAACAACTCCAGAAGGTCATGGTTGGGCATTTGAAACCTTTGAAAAGAATAAAAAATCAGATACAGGATTGATACAGGCAAAGACAAAAGATAACCCTTTTCTTCCCGACAATTTTATTCAATCTCTTGAGGAAAATTATCCACCGCAGTTAATAAAGGCTTATCTTCTTGGACAATGGGTCAACCTTACAAGCGGTCAGGTTTATGACCGTTTTAATCGTAACGACCATGTAATTAATCAGATACCTTTTGACATCAAGATGGAAGTATTAAGAATCGGGGTAGACTTTAACGTGATGAACTGTAATGCCGTGGTTGGTGTCAAGTCTGGAGATAAGTTATTTATCATAGATGAAATATCAAAACAAAATGATACAGATGCCTTGGCACAAGAAATTAAAAGACGCTACCCTTCAAACAGAATATTAGTTTACCCTGACGCAAGTGGTTCAGCACGTTCAACGATTAACGCATCAAAGACAGACATCGCAATCCTCGAAAGTTACGGCTTCAGTTCAATGGCTCTCAAGAGCAATCCCTTTATCAAAGATAGAGTTGCAACCGTCAATGCGTTATTACAGAACGGCAAAGGGGAAAGACGTTTGGAGATTCATGCCCGTTGCACTCGTTTGATTGAGTGCCTTGAGTTGCAAAGTTACGATGAAAAAACAGGCGATCCAGATAAACAGAATGGATATGA